CAAGAAATTGATTTACCAACAAACGATCATGAGCATATTCAAACGTTAATAGCTTTAAATTACTTAGAGCCAATTCAAGAAGGTAAAAAAACCAAAAAGGAGGTAAGCGATAATGCCAGCTAACTACCTACACGGCGTAGAAACAATTGAAATTTTAAAAGGACCCGTTCCAATCAGAGAAGTTAAATCTGCTGTTGTTTTTTTGATTGGAACAGCACCAGTTCATACAACAGTTCCAACAGGAATGTCAGCTAACGACTGGTATAATCAAGTTGTTAATCAGCCAATCTTGGTTTTAAGCAAAGATGATGCAGTCAAATATTTCGGAAATCCTACATCTAACTACACAATACCATATGCGTTGGATGCAATCTTTGACCACGGCGGGACTACTTGCATAGTTGTAAACGTGTTTGACCCAAGAGTACACGCAACCGCAGGCACACCAGACCCAACAAAAGTCCAAGCAAGCGACATTATCGGCGGGATTGATGCAACTACAGGAAAAAGAACAGGATTAGAAATCATAGATGAGCTACACGCAAGATTTGGCTTTACAGCTAAGTTAATTCTCTCACCTGTCTTTTGTGAATCTCCAAGCGTTATGTCTGCAATGATTTCAAAAGCAGAGACAAAAAGAGCAATAGCACTTATTGATGCACCGGTTGGAATGACAGTTCAGCAGGCAATCGCTGCAAGAGGAACAGGCGGACAGCTTAATACATCATCTTACAGAGCTGTTATCTGTTATCCACATTTAAAAATCTATGATACAGCTACTAACTCCGAAAGATTAGAACCGCTCAGTCAAAGATTAGCAGGTGTAATAGCAAGAACAGACCACGAAGAAGGCTACTGGTTTAGCCCATCAAATCACGAAATACTTGGCATCATAGGAATAGAAAGACCGATTACAGCAAGCATAAACGATGCAAACACAGAGGCTAATCTTTTAAACGAAAACGGAATATTAACCGTTTTTAATAGCTTTGGAACTGGCTACAGAGTATGGGGTAATAGAACAGCTGCATTTCCAACTCACACAGACCCGAAAAACTTCATAAACGTTAGAAGAACAGCTGACATAATAGCTGAAAGTATAGAATATGCAACTTTGCAGTTTTTAGACAAACCAATAACAGTTACTATAGATGGCGTTTTATCTATGGTTAACGCATTTATCAGAACGATGATAGGAAGAGGCGCATTAGTAGATGGTAAATGTTATTTCTTGAAAGGTAAAAACCCGTCAGACCAATTAGCCCTTGGACATCTAACATTTACATACGAAATAATGCCACCAACTCCAGCCGAAAGAATTACATTTGAACAAGTTATAAACATAGATTTACTTAAAAAATTGACAGGATAGGAGGTAAACAACTATGGCAATAAACGTATCTAAGGTTTTTAATGCAAGAGTGTATATCGACGGAACGGACTTTATAGCAAAAGCTGAAGAGGTGGAACTTCCAAAGGTAAAATTTAAGTTTGTAGATTCAAAAGGGCTTGGTTTATATGGAGAGTTTGAACTTCCAAGCGGTTTAGACAAATTAGAAGCTAAAATCAAGTTTAACAGCATGTATCCAGAATTTTTAAAGCTTGCATCTGACCCATTCACTACAAGAACCGTGATAGTTAGAGCATCAAACCAATACTGGACTAATCAGGGAGTAATGGCAGAACTTCCAGTCAAAGCTGAAATGAAGGGCTTTTTTAAAGAATTTGACAGTGGAAAATTCAAAAAAGCAGACAATACAGAAGCAGAAGCTACTTTATCAGTAATTTATTACAAGTTAGAAGTTGACGACCAAGAAATCGTAGAAGTTGACATAATTAACAACATCTACAAAGTCAGCGGCATTGATAAATTGCAGCAATACAAGATTAACATCGGGGGATGATAGATGAAAGAGATAACATTACCAAGTGGCAAAATAGCTATTATCAAAGACGGAAAAGGTAAAGACTTATTCTGGGCGCAAAAGATGGCTAACGATGCGTCTGAGATTATGAAAATGCTGATGATTAGATTGGTGGAAATAGACGGTAAATCAATTACAGAAGATGATTTAGATGAGATAGATATAGCTGATGTAATAACGTTAACGGCTGAATTTGGGAAGATATTCTCCCCCCTGTTAGCAGCACAACAATCTTAGCAATGGTTAAGCATGGCTTTAGCTATGCTGACCTTAAAGAGATGGATATTGATGAAATATCTTTCTGGGCTAAAGAGCTTGATGAATATTATAAACAAATCAATGACGAGTTAGACGATGCAATATAACGTTGAGATAGTTCTTAAACTTTTTGACCAATTTTCAAGAGCTTTATCACAACCGATTGAGCAATTCAAAAATCTTGAAAATCAATTAAAGCAAGTTCAAGAAACTACTGCAAATTTGCAGTCTCCATTTCAAAAATTGCAAAAAACCATCAAAGAAACTTTTAACGCTGAGCATATTAAAAATTTCTCAGACAAATTAGATAATTTCTCTTCAGAGATAGCAAAAGCTACAGCCGTGCCACTTGCTGGCATTGGCGGTTCTTTATGGGCTTTTGCAGATATAGACCAAGCAAGAGCTAACTTAGAAGTTGCTTTTATGCTAAACAAAAATGCAGCAACGCAGAAAGAACTACAAGAAAATGAAAAATATTTAAAAGAAATAAATAAACAGATAATGGAGCTTGGAAATCTGTATCCCGGCTCTACTAAAGACTACTACGAAATGGCAACAGCTTTAAAGACCGTTGGGCTATCAGCTGAAACAATAGCCAACGGAGCTTTAAAGGCATCTGCTAATCTGTGGGTTCTTGTAAAAGACAGCGAGCACATAAGCACAGA